TTCTGGCCCCCTTATGTGAGGAAGTGTTTAAGCAGACCAACTATGGACCTCCTGGAAAGGAAATGAAACTCTGGTGGCTGATACCGCTGTTGGAAATGCCTAATCACGGATTGTTGGGATTCCTAGTGCACTATGTGTTCTACAGGTGTGGCCCAATAGGAGCCCTGTTACACATGGTAATTAACTTCATAATGTTGTGGCACAATGGATACATTTTAGTGAATGGATTAAACCTTTTCCAGTACATGCTGGGGCAATCAGCCTTGCCCGCTCCAACGGTCTACATGGTACAAGAAATTTCCTGGATGCTAGCGGCGGTGTTGTTAGTAGTTATGTGGCATCCACCAACCACCCGTAGGGTCGAAGCTATGGCTTGGGCCTATGCCGAGCAAGTAAGAGAGGAAGGACTGTATGATACAGCCATTTTGCCTATCAAATCCTATGTAGTAACGAAACGCAAGCTTTGGTACCAGTCGGTGACACGCTTGCTAGGGAGGTTCCCGAGTTACGCAGAAGGATGTGAATGGCTAGCCCTTGGATATTCATACATCAGGGGCAATGCACCAAAGCAAGTCGAAATGCCATCCTTCACCTCTACGGCCACCAAAGAGGACCACTCACCATTCGGCAAATACGAGGTCAAAGAACAGAAAATACAATATGACAAAACATCCATCAAGTTGCTGGGATTGGGGCAATCCGGCATTTATCCCGAGGTGCAAAGCTCCAATATTCTCAATGAGGAAATTGCCGTACACAACCGAATGATGATCTACCAGCCAGAAGGTGTGGACATCTGTGACTGTTTTGGAGCATGGGTGTTCTATTACTGGGACACGTTGTTTCCCGTAAAGAAAGGTCTCAAATTCGAAACCTTTAAACAAGCCGTGAAATCGCAACCGACACACGTACAACCAAGTTTGTTGCAGGCCGACACAGAATTGTTCATTGGAGGGGCTTGGGACAGTGAGACTATGTTCAACACTAAAGTGTTTGGAAAGCGCGAGGCAATACCCACCGCTACGGAAACGGGACGCAACAATAAAGCACAACGTCTCATCATTGCCCGCTCCAACAAGTTCAAAGCCATGTTCATACAATTTGCACGCGCCATAATGTTCTGGCTGTTTCTGCAGTGGGGCCCACAACACTTCCTTATTTATGCAGGGTGTTTCAGCGGGGAGCAATTGGGAGCACTGTTCCTGACAATATTTCAAGCCATGCCCAATGCAAAGTATGGAATTTTTGATGGAAGCAAGTACGATGCCACGCTGGGCCTCCTAAAAACCCGAGTTGAATATGCCATTTACCGTAAATTAGGATCCGACAAGTTCATCCGCCACGGCATGTCAATGACTAACCTATTGAAAGGAAATTATGCCACCAATGGGCGCACTGCCAACGGCATCATTCTACAAGCACCACCCCAAAGGAAGACAGGTGATTACATCACGGGATGTGGCAACACGTTGAACAATGGCTTGTGGGGATGTTTCATATTCCATATGGCCACTGGCATTAGCCCAGTGATGATAAAGAAAGC